TCCGACATTTCGCTTGCAGTTACAGGAGTTCTGGAACTCACACGCTTTGATGGCCTGCAATATGGTGTTCCTCGCCTTTCTCCCTCTTGTCGTCCACAAGGCTTTCCCGAGCGGACATCCTTCCATTCTTCCTTGAACCATCGTCTAAGGTTTGCCCCTTCCTGTGTTTTACGAACTGCCATTATTTTGATTTACGCTTAGTCCCCCAGTTCTTTGCCCCAACCTTACGGCATTTGGCAATAGCTCCAGAGGCATAAGCTGAGGGAAACACCTTATACCTAGCTTTAACTTTCTTGTAGCAAGCGTCCTTGGGCATGACTATTTTTTCTTACCGCAGCCACAACCTCCACGCTCTCCGCATGAACCCTTGCCTGCATTTGCTGGTTTTCTTGTATACATAATTATGTTATTTGATTTGTGATGATCCGAAATAGAAGCCGACGATAGCTATGGCAGTTTGGCGAACTTCAGGGAGGATTACAAACCCCTGCACAGTGTCCCATTTAACGCCCTTGAATAGCCCTAGAAAGCCGTTTGTCTCTCTAGCCATACTAACCCCTATGTCTGTAAATGCGACGATAAATGGGGCTACTACAATCGCAAAGAACGTGATTGCTACTAAACCACGACGAACCCATACGCCCCCACGAGCAGACGCACGATCCGCACTTTCATCCGCAACCCCTTGTGATTGGAGCATACGGTCAAACGCACGAGCTTGGTGTTCCATCTGTGCGCCGATTAGTTTCATTACGAAACCACTAAGCCCTCCGCCTAGCATTGCTATAATTTCTGGTGTCATATTATTCGGTTATCCCTTCTTTGACCTGTAGTTTCCGAACTACATTACTGATTTCCTTGAGATTTGATTCGACGTAGGTAAGGCGTAAATTCTGTTCAGCGTCATCGGGCAATGAACCAAGTTCTCCACGAGGCCATTTGATGCGGAACTCTGAGTTCATCTTGATCTCTACGTCCTTGATGTGCTGAGTTTGCTCCAGGTGGGTAATGCGTGAAATTAAATTGACGTAGCCAGTGACGGACACAGCGACAGCTAGGATCAACGCAAGAAGATTGCGGATCGGAATTGTGATGTTCGTGCTGTCATTTATATCCACCACTACTTAATAAGTCCCTTGGTAATCTTGATGATTGAGACAACCATGTAAACAAGAGTGGCGACACCAACCATGAGGCTAACAACCTCACTGATTGGAGCAAGGCTCAAGGTGGCAAAGAAGCCCCCTGTGCCTACGAGTGATTTTGTGATTACTTCTTCCATGATTTCTCAACTCACCACTTGATTGCTTCCAACTCTTCAATCGTAGTTGCATTTGTTACTTGCTCAGACAACGTCCGTTCCTTGGCAAAGGTCGCTGCAATGTGTGCATCAACTGCCTCGTAAATAGACAGAACTTGTAAAGCACTCAAATCTACAAAGTTGCCGTCTGAGATCTTCCAGTTAAGTAACGAAAATTCTGGGTTGTCACGAACTTCGACCATACCAGCAGTCAAAATACCACGAGTCCGCTCATCTGTTTTGATCAGGATACCATCAACTTCAATGCCTCCCATTTCCTCAGCATATCGAGCTGCTGCTAATTCAGTTAACTTCTTAGCTTTATCAACATCCGTAATTGGAGTGGGAGGCTTTGTCCACACTTGTCCTGCTTCGGTGATTGACTCATAGAGCGCAATGTCGTCGGCGTAGATCGACTGGACTCTGGCTAGTTGGTCAGGTGTGAGGTCGGGCTTTGTGCCGTTCGATGGGATTATAGGCAGCGGTAGTGGCAACCCAAGCTCCGTTGCTGCGTCATCTAAGTCGGACTCAAATCGGTAGAGTTTACACCCATCAACAAGCAGCCGTGAAGTAGGGAAAAAGTGATAATTCTTTTGCCCATTTTTGCTAAGTGCTTCGTCGGGTGATTTGTTTGTATCAGCACACGCAGAGCAAAAACGCTCAACAGGATCACGAACAATCAAAACCACAGTTGCATCTGACTCCTCTGTCTTAGGAAGCAGTGCATGCCAACGGGAGTTGTCAATAGTGACCCCTTCGGGGTAGCTTGTGTTGTTGGTAAGGTTATCTTCGATAGTGTCGGGGATCAGGTAGCTGTCAACTCCCATCTTATTAGCGGTCATAATCATCTTGAAGTTGTAATTTCGCAATAAAAGTTACGGGAGAAGCAGGAGCCGCGTCCATATTTATATACCAAGCAGCACCACTCCATGTAGGCCAGTATCGCGTAGCTGGTGAAATATCGCCTCTTGGCTGGAGTGTTACAAGAGCGAACCGATATGGATTACCAGACACGTTAGTGCCAGAGATTTGCGCATATGCTGTAGAAGCAGACGTTTTAAGTATGAAATCATCGACGTATCGTTCAGGACAAGAGTTAGCCCTTACAATGCTATCCGATGTTGCTTTTCCGTCTAGGTTTATAGGCTCAGCAAAGCCAGAAAAGCGGTTGCCTATAACTCTATTTCTAGCGCCATTATAAGCTAAGCCTGCAATAGCCGTAGCTGTGCTTTGGTCATCATATATGTTATTATTAGAGATTAATGATTCACCACCAGTTGAAGAGACAGTGATTCTATTAGCAGTAGATAAACCAGTATTCGTACAGCAGTTGTAAATTGTGTTACCAGTAACGTTCAGGTTTTTATTCTGACTAACAACGGCGGGACCAGCATAATTAAATATAGTATTGTTTATTACATTTAACGTGTTTGAAGACCTATAAGAATCAATTGCGGCCTTCAATGAAGGGACACCACGAGGGCAGTTAGAGGGACCTTCAAACATATTATCATCAAAGGTCAGGTTATTAAACTTACCCCCAACGCCTAGATACGTCTGAGAGTTTTTGAAATGACAACCCCGCACGGTAAGTCCACTCACCTCGTAATCGGATGCAGATGTTCCGCTACTTAAAGACACGCGCATCTCATCATCTTCAATGACGCAATTTTCAATTAGACCTTCAACAATGTCACCGTGTTGCGGGAAAACCTCAACAGCAGAGTTTGAGGAGTGAGGACGAGCTATGTAGCAATCCCGAAGAGACCAGTTTTGCATAGCACCATGTGGTTCAAAGCAATCTTGAGATTTCATATCGGTAATCCAGCCACCTCGCATGTGGAAATTGTCAGTTTTTTCAACGCGCACGCCTTCACCACAATTGTCCACTCCAACGTTTTCAACAGAAATATGTTTAGCTCGGTTGCTAGTACTTGCTCCTTTGCATACTAAACCTCCACCAAGCATGTTGGTAATTTTTAAATCTCGAATAGAAACCCTACTAACAGGACCGTCGATAACAATACCCCCACCAGTCGTAGTGTAAGAGCCGCCATTGACTAAGGCATTACCATCAATAGAACCACCTTCAACAATTACGTCAGATAAAGCAGCGGAACCATCGCCTATTGTTAGGATCGCTGTAGAATTTGCAGCAGACGATGCTAATAACAGCTTAGCGTCTGGAGCCATGATTAGACGGATTGGTGATGAAATGCTGAGGGCAGTTCCAGAACTGTCAGCATCACTAACAAGATATGTCCCGCTAGGGAGAACTACTACACCCTCATTGTTAGCATCAAGCGCGCTTTGAATAGATGCTGTTACATCTGAGTTACCACTATTATCAACGTCTATAACTTGAAGACCTCCTTGGAGTTCTAAAGCCGCACGCATAGCGGATGTATTAGAGGAGCGTAGAAGGGTATCTACGGATGAACTAACTGTAATGTCTGACATGATTTTCTTTTATTAGGGTTGTAAGTATAAGGATTGACCGTCTGGTTGGAAGTAATACGAACTACCGTCGGGCTGGAGATATAAGTTCAAAGGACTTGGTGCCGAATTTGACTCAACGGCACGCTCACGCAGCTTTAAGCTCAAGGAGAGGTGCATACTAAACCTTGTGAAGTGCTACTAGGCCTGCGGAAAGTGTTACTGATGTAAACTTACCATAGATTACTGTCCCTGCCAAGAAACTTGTCTGGAGCTTGGCAATGTTACCGATGGAATCACCAGCAACTGCGCTGATGGTTGCGTCCTGTAGGACTTGAATAGCACCAAAGTTACCAGCAGTTGCGCCAGCAGCAGCATCAATAATGATTGAGCCTACGGATGAGAACTCAAGGGCGTTGTTTCGTGATTTTGACATAATTTTATTTTACCTTACTTGTCTATTAATATAAGTTGAGAAACGCTTAAGGGCAGTATTGTTGTTCATCATGTTGTCCACCTTCTCAAGCTCCATGGCTATGTAGCTTTGTGCTACCTGCTCCTCAGTTAAAGCCTTGTCATGCTGCCCATCCATCCGAAGGAAGTCGGCATATGCGGCGTGTGCCATAAATGCAAACCATTCACCAGGGATGTTTGTGCTGCTGGCTGTAAACTGCCCCAACTCTTTCTTGTATGTGACAAAGGCAGAGCTGGCGTCAGCCGTAGTTAGATTGAGGATGTGTGCGCCATTGCTGTCTACGTAGAAGTCAAACTCCAATGCAGACTGGCGAAGGAATGGCTGAGTTCTGTGGATACGAATCCATTCACTTATCGTATTTTTCCCTGCCTCAGCATAGGGAATTGTGGAAGCTGGGCTGGAGCTAATTGTGCGCTCTTCTCCAACTACCAAGTAACGTGGCCAGCTTTGGCTCATGTTATACGCTTCGCTTGCCCTACGGTTTACGAAGCTTAGGATTGATGTCTGTTCTTCCGTAGTGAAGCTACCAACCCCAGCTAAGGAGCGTATGAGAGTCAACAAATCACTGTATGTGCGTTCTTGCATTAAAGTTTATTGGGAGCCAATTCTGGCATCTTCTTTTGGAAGTATTTAATAAATTGCTTGCTGTGAACTTCCTTGTGTCCGTATTTCTGTGTCAAACGGAAGAAGTCACGGGCTGGCATACTGGCCACTGGGCGACCAAGGATGGGGTGTTCTTTACCCCGAAATTGTTTAGCTTCTTTCGAAACTGCTTTGATTCGATCCTTCTCCTGCTCCCGTTCCATCTTGAAGCCAGTTTGAATCTCTTTCATAAATGCTCGGTCAATCTCTCCGTCCGAGTATCGTGGTAGCTTTGTAATAATTTCCATAAAAGAAAGGTTGGGGGAGGAGACCCCCCCCAACCAGATCAATTAACTTAGGTTACGTCTTGGATGAGACCGTGCGCTTGTGGGTGATAAACACCAAGCGTAAGGGCGCAGTCAACATAACCGCGCTCACCACCACCTTGGTTGGGCAGACGAGTGCTACCAAGGGCGATGAGTTCGTGGATGCCAGCATACTCAGGGTTGATAAGGTAACCGCTGGAGTTGGCTGTGCTGCCACCGAAGTTAGGCATGCAAGATGGGTTACCGTTCACGATGGAAACCATTCCGTGATCGGACTCATACATGTCTACGCGAAGGGTGATTTGACCCGAACCGCCATCGTAGTTTACGTTACGAACGCTGTTGTCGCTGGAACCAGAGGTGCGAGCGAAGTCAGCAATTACGCGACGAAGACCAGTGTCAGCAACTAGCATGAGGTCATTGGTAGAACCAGTTTGCTCAAAGATGCTTGTGATGATGTCGTTGAGGGCTTCTTCACCGAACTCAGCTGAAGCAGCTTCGGCAGCCGTGTAGATGCTTGCAGCAGGAGTGCGGAAACCAGCAGGGACATCCGAAGGACCAGCAGAGTCAAGCCAGTCACCAAGACCACGAAGGCCGTAAGCGGTGTCTGTGCCGTTTTCTACTGCACGATCATTAGCAGAAGCAAGAGTTGCTTCGATGTCGCGCTTGAGTTCACGGATGCTCTTAGCTTCGGCTTGTGCAATCTTAGCAGGACCAACCGAGTCAACAGCTTCTTGCAGGTCAGAAACCTGGAAGTCGCGGCGGAACTTTTGGACGTAGTTACCAAGACGAGCACGGCCAGCAAACTTGTCAGTGAATGTGCCGACGTCAGCACCTTCGCGGATACCTGCAGTTACAGGATCAGCAAGGCTGTCAACAGTCCACTCAACGAAAGTTGCGTTGGCTTTTTGCTTGTTAAGCGAGGAAAGGATCGGAGTTTCTTCAGGAGCGAGGATGGACAAAACATCTGTCAAGTCCTCACGATTGGAAACAGCCGAACCCGTATTAGTGGTATCATATGTATTTGAGAATGCCATTGTATTATTGGGTTATCGATTTTGCATTTGTAAGGTTCTGAGAGTTACGAAATCACTCTTGTTGCCTGATGCGCTGAATCGTTGCCTGATGTCTTTTAACTTCTTGACCTGTGGACTAGCCTTACGCTCGGCTTGTGCTCCAGCACCTGTAGGTTGCTTGGGAGGATTAAGACGTGCGCTCTTGGCTGGCTCTTTGATTTCTCTACGACCATAGATACTGTTAGCAGCGTGAGCCATAATGTAAGGGAGTTGTGCCGACAAATCTGGCGGCAGGGCTTCTTCTAGCTTAGAGAAGCGTGGGTCTCCTATCATAGCCTCGTATTGCTTACGAGTGTCATTGTCTTCACCTTGCATCCAGCTAAGTTCCTCAGTTGCTTTTGCAGTAAAAGCTTCCTTGAGTTGCTTGCCTTGGTGCTTGGCTTGAAGGGTCTTGAGTTGTGCAGGGAGGAACTTGTCGCGGCTCTTACGTGCATTGAGCAAGCTCTTGCGCACGTCTGCCTTGGTTAGTTCCTGACCTTCCACTTCCGTGACGACATCCTCTGGGCCATACCCGTCAGCATTAAACAGGACATCTTCAGCCCATTCAATGATACCATTTACTTCGTCCGCTTTGGCTTGAATACCTTCCAAGGAATCAATGTTTCCATATGGGTTATTCTTTACCTCTTGCGTCCCTTTCAGTGGGTCATTGTCGGCTTCTGCTAGGCTGGCTCGTAGTTTGGCTAACTCCTCTTCAGCAGCTTTACGCTGTGCAGTGAGTTTACCAAAGCGTTCGACAGCTTTGCTTCCTAGTTTTTTGCCTAGTTCGCGTAAGTCCGCTTCGGACATTTCGTCAAGGTCAATCTGTGAAAGAACATCTTCGGAGGATTCTGATTCTTCTGCCTCTTCCGTAGAACTCTCATCTACGTCTTCGACAACTTCTTTAACTTCTTCCTCTGATTCAACTGATGGTTCTTCGGGGGAGACTTCCTCTGAGGAAACTTCCTCTGGGGCTGCCTCTGGAGAACCACCTAAGCGTCGAGCGGCTAACTCGGACACTGATATATTTGCTGCCACCGAACTTGGTTCCGACTCGGCGTTATCGGTTGAGTGATTATCTGTCATGTTATTTGTCCATCCGTATACGCTGGATGATTGCGATAAATTTATAATAACACGCTACACAAGAGCTTCTTGGTGGCGCATACGTAATGCGTCCCAATTCACCATCTTGAGGATGTCGTCATAAGCTACGATGCGGCCAGCAAGCTGTTGTATATGCTCTGTGCTAGCGGCTCCTATATCACCGATTGCTTCTTCTCGTGCAGCCTCGATGGACTGAATGAAGCGTGCGAATGTCTCGTGATTGCTAAGGGCTTTAATGTCGTCTTCCATGTGTTATTTGTTAAATAGTGATACTGTCCGTGGACCTCTGCTTTTTACCTGCTTGAACCAATCAGAGTCTTGTGCTTCTGCAGCAGCAGTTCTGTAATCGTCTTTTTGCAGGGCTTCCTGCATCTTCTCAAACTTATTTAGTTTGGTTAATCCAAGGTTGAAGCTCATGTCCGTTAAGGCCATCTTCACACCCTCTGGTCGTTTATCAAACTTTGGATCAAACTTACGAGCATCGGTGTAGGCCTGAGATAAGCTATGATTATACAGAGTTTTGATCTCCTTGTCGCTTAACTCCCTGCCCTTAAATAGTTCGTTGATGTCAATGCCCTGCTCTTTAAGCAACTTTCTGTTTGTCTTTTCTTCTAGGTTAAAGCCAATACCTATAGTCCGATTCCCCTCGGAGTCCCGATACACCTTTGGCTTATACCCTTCGTTCAGAGCAATCATATCGTAGTATGCTTTTGCCCTAAGTTCTTTAACTCGTCGCTGAGAAAGTTCTTGTGGTGTCATGTGTTACTGTTGTATGTTTTGAGTTTGAACTTCGCCCATCTGTGCGGGGGCTGTTCCTACACGACCAATCTGTGCGTTCTGAACTTGCTGTAGTTGGAACGTGTATTGACCTGCATACTTCTGTAAACGTCCAGCAAAGGCTTCGTCGCTTTGTGCGCGTTGTGCTACGTCTGGCTGGCTAGCGTATTGCTGGATGACCTGTAGGGCTACCTGAGCACCATTAGGACGTGCTGGCATTTCAATACCTGCAAAGATCTTAGCTAGGTCGTCCGTTACTTGCTTGACCACTTGCTCTTGAGCTTGGTCTCCAGGCTGCATAACTGCGTCAGCAAGAACAGGATCAATGCTAGCAGCAGCGATTTCAAGGAGTCGGTCAATGCTAATACGACCGTTCCTGTCCAACTGCGTAAGCGAGACAAGCTGGTTGAGCTTCTTTTCTTGAGAC